TTTTAATTTAACTACTTGATTAAAAACAATTAAGTTGATATAATGAAATTAATAAATCATTAGTTTGGTTTATTTATAGACTTACATATTGCAAGTGTTTATATAACTAAGAGGATAGACTGGAGGTGAAAACAATGAAGAAAAATTTATTACCGAAAGACGAGGTGTTGGCATTTGTAGAAGATTTAATATCTGCACAAATGGCATCTGAGGAAGTATTGACATGGTATGAAGATTACCAATGGAGTGGTAAGTTAAGTAAAAATGATACATATAGAAAATTAATTAAAAAATATAAAAGATTGTATAACGAGACATTCTAATATAAATATATTTATAAAGGAGGAATAATGAATGGGATACGGGAGTTTTGAGCAAGAAATCAATATTAATAAAGAAAGATTAAATGACTACTTCAATATTTACACCAATGATTCAACATGGTTAACAAAATTATTAAAAATTGCAGAACCAATTGATCCAGAGTATGAAGATGGTCGTATAATATCTGCTAAATTCAGATTAAATGCTAATCAGGTATCATTACGCAAACCTTCAAAAAAACGTGAAATGTCAGAAGAACAAAAATTAGCTACTGCAGAAAGATTAAAAAAAGCTAGATTAAATAAGTAAATGAATTTTAAGGTTAGAAATCATTATAATTACAATGAAAAATAAATACATATATGTTTTGCGATAGATAAGTCTAGGAAGATATTTAAATTTATAAATCATGATAAATTAATTAGATTTCTAGACTTAGACTTAGAATTGAATATGAGGAGTGTGAATGGATGACAATTAAACTAAACAAACAGATATACATATACTCTTTAGATACATCAGCATTTTATAATGATGAAGAATATAAAATACATCAAAAGATGTTAAAATCTTATTGGTTTAGAGATCATCTTAAAACATTAGATACTAAACAGAATAAGCATAAAAAATATATTAGTGAACGCATTGCAAAGTTGAAAAACAAATTATACATAAAACTAAATGAAAATAAAAACATTAGAACACTTAGGGTTGATTCTTTAAAAAAGAATAATGTAATTTCTTTATTTGATTCAGTATTAACAAGAACATTAGGAATTGAAACAAATTCACTATCTGAAGACATAATTGTTGTTCAGGCTTACTATTTTCAAGTGTTAGAAAACTTGATTAAAAGTGGTTTTATACATAATAATGAGGAATACGTGTATTGTACATCGAGTGCTGGTCAGATAAGAACAAAAAAGTCTGTTTTTATCAAGAAATCTATTTGGGAACAACATAAAAATTCATTCATGTGTGGATTAACTATTAATGACATCAATAATAACGGAGGTGTCAATATAAACAAATTCCAAGCATATCTTGCATTGTCTAATAGTGCAACCGATGAATGGAAAGATTTTGATATTCATAGAACCATTGTCGTAGATGATTTAGAAACCAACGTTAATAGCTTAGTAGATTATATTGACCATGAAACATACGAAATCACAAGACAACAAATGGACATACCAATTACTCATACGGATGGATGTGGGATCATTCTTCCTAGTAAGTCTAAAAAAGCGTTTATGGTTAGGTTACCGTGGGTTAAAGGATTATTAGTACCTTTCCCTTATGATATATTTGCTGAGGAACATCAGTCGTTCATTGTAAAAGACATTTATGGGAGAGAATGGGATATTAAAAAAGATAATATTGAAGTTATCTTTACAAAATCACAATTCAAAATGTATAAATATTATAAAGACTGGTCGGATTATAAAGAAAAGTTTATTAAACATAATTGTCAAGCGGCTAAGTTAAATGAGGAAGATATTTCTGGAGATGCTAAACTAAATTATCAGATGTTACAGACGCTAACAGATATAACTGATGAAGAATTGGAAAGTATTTGTAAATCAACAAATGATGATATACTAATGATTGGTTCTGATAAAGATACAATGTTGAGAATATTAGGGGCAACCAAAACAAATGTACATAAAAATTATTTTCAACAGGCATTAACAATTTATCCAGAATTATTAAATGATGAACATTCAAAACAAGTAATTAAGGATAAGAAAAAAAGTTTAGTTAAGGATGCTAAAGCTGGAAAATTAAACGTAAACGGAAAGTATACTTTTATAATCCCTGATTTATACGCTGCATGTGAAAAATGGTTCCTTGGAGAAGAAAATCCAAATGGATTACTTATTGATGGAAGAGTACATTGTAATATTTTTGATGAAGGAAAAGTCGATATCCTTCGAAGTCCCCATTTGTATCGTGAACATGGAATTAGGAAAAATATTATTAATGAAAAATTAAGTAAATGGTTTATCACTCATGGTGTATATACAAGTATATTTGATCCGATCAGTAAGATGCTTCAATTTGATAATGATGGAGATAAAGCATTGGTAATCCAAGATGAAACGATTGTAAATGTAGCTGAAAGAAATATGCAAGGGATTGTACCATTATACTATGAAATGGCGAAAGCACCTGCTGAACAAGTAAATAATGAAGATATTTATAAAAGTTTAATAATGGCTTATAAAGCTAATATTGGTGAGATAAGCAATAACATAACTAAAATATGGAACTCAGATAATATAAACCTAGATGTTATAAAGTGGCTATGTATGGAAAATAATTTTACAATCGACTTTGCTAAAACACTTTATATGCCAAAAAGACCAGAACACGTTAATAAAATTATTTCATCATATATAAAAGCGAAGGTTCCTCATTTCTTTATGTATGCTAAAGATAAAGAAATGAATAATGTTGAGTCATTAAATGATAGTACGGTAAACAAACTTGATAAAATTATTCTAAATAAAAGAATAAACTTTGTTAAAGTTGCTGGAAAATTTGACCGTAAAGTGTTAATGAATAACCCTAGAGTACACTTAGATGAAGATATCATCGAGAAATATAATTATTTAGATAGATATAAAAAAGTTGCAAAAAGGAAAAACGAATTTAAAAGTAATGATGAATTATATATATATAAAATTATTAAAAATGAGCTTTTGACTATCAATGATAGTCCTAAATATGTTACAGATACTCTTATTGATTATTTATATGGAGAAAAAAGAAGTAGATTTAAGACAACTCTTTGGGAGTCATTCGGTCAAGTTATTTTAAATAATATTAAAAAGAATGTTTTGAATACAATTAATTGCGTTGATTGCGGATGTGAATTTAATAATCCAAAACAACGACAAATATATTGTGATTCCTGTCAACAAATCAGAGATAAAGAGAATGCAAGATTAAGAAAACAAAAACAAAGACTAATGTCACGCTGAGTTACAATTTGAATTTTAATGAAGTGTCTTATAAACATTGATATATTAACGTTTATAATGCATTTTCAAAGAAAAACGTTAATCGTCTTTAAAGGAAGAAAAAGCTAATGTACAAGTAAAGGGTTAGTATTTTCCCCTCTTTTTTTAAATATAATTATACAAATGTATAAGAGTAGGTATTGTAATCCCCTCACTTCCCTCCTACTCTGCTGAAATAAAAAATATGAAAATAAGGGGTTTTATTATGGTAAAAATGTGGATTGCAGATACGAATGTGCTTTTAAATAATCCAGAAGTGTTAGATGAATATGAAGTTATTATTCCCTCACATGTAAATAGGGAAATTGAACATTTAGAATTAACACGAAAACAAGATAGGACACTTCAATGGCAAATTAGAAGATTTAAGAAAAAGTGTGATGAAAATAACAATGCATATGTTAATCTTAAAGATTATACATTTAAATTAGACGATGAACTTGATCCACAATATACAGATAATATTTTATTACAAGTTGCACATGATGAAGAATATGGGATTATTACAAATGACAGATTACTTCGTAGAAAATGTAGGCAATTCGGAATTCCTTTTCTTAATGTAGAATCTAAAAATTATATTGAGAACAAGGGATTCAAAGAAATATATATGACTCAAGATGAACTTAAAAAAGTTCATTTAAACTTAGGAATAAATCAATTTGATTTAATGACAAATGAATACATAATTATCAATGATGATATAGATGGAGAATTATTAGATATTATGAAGTGGAATGGAGAACATTTAATTTCTCTTCGTGATAAAAAAGGAAAATTAGGTCGAGGATTTAAGACATCCCAATTTGGTGATTTCATTCCTAGAGATGAGCAACAGATCATGGCCATAGACAGTATATTCTCTAATCAACTAACTTCAATTAGAGGTCGTGCTGGAAGTGGTAAATCATTATTAACTCTAAATGCAGCATGGTATTTAGTGGAGAGAGAAAAATACAAATTAGTAATTTTTGTTAACCCTACTCCCCTTCGTGATTCACAAGAGTTAGGATTCTACAAAGGTGATAGACTGGAAAAGTTAATGCAGTCGGCAGTTGGAACAATGCTTAAAGCTAAGTTCGGTGATGAAATAGGAATTCTTAGAGAAATTCAAGATAATAAATTAGACATTCTTCCTTTTGTAGACTTACGTGGTTGGGACTCAGGAGGAGACAAATGTATAGTTTGGATTCTTGAAGCACAAAACTTAACAAGTGATTTAATGAAATTAGGTCTTCAACGTATTACTGAATCAACTAAAGTAGTTGTAGATGGTGATTATGATAGCCAAATAGACAGAGATTCTTATGCATCTGATAATGGTATGAAACGTATGTCAGAAGTTTTCAGAGGTACAGACTTATATGGTGAAGTTGAACTTCAAAACGTATGGAGGTCAAAATTGGCTGACATGGCAGATAAAATGTAGGGCTACTTTCGAGTAGTCTTTTTTGTTTTTAAGGAATAAAAGGAGGATTTACAATATGGCAAGTAAGAAAATTCATTCAGTTAATTTAAAAGGACAGTTTGATTTAGATGTAATGGAAATAACTGAACAAACAAAAGAGGCAGAATTTACTTATGACTTTTTAGAAATTTTACGTGATTTTGATGGGAAACAAGTCTCCATTAGCATCAAAGAAGAAGTTGAACTTCCTGTCAAGGACGAAGAATAGGAGGTTTGATTAAATGATTGATAATCCTATTCTAAAGAAGAAAGATGGAGAAAGTTTAAATGACTATTTAATTAGACTTTATCAAAATAAAGATGAATACGAGATTGATAAATTCCAAGTTGCCGACCTACTTAATATTGAAATGGGAAGTAACTATGATGAGAGTAAATGGCGAAAAGATTATGCTCAATATCTTAAATGGAAAGATTATATTCTAAATCAAAATCTTGATAAAGATGTTCTAGATAAATATGAACAAGTGCGTATTGAATCTGAAAAAGAAAAGATTCGTAAACGTGATCAGAAACGTGAATACAATAAATTAATTACTAACCAAGCAAGATTTGAAGCAATTAAAGATGATGTGTACTCTGCTATTTTACAATTAGAGAAAAACAAACCCCTCTCCTTCTCACCTAATTTTGTTGAAAATGGAGGAAAACATGGACTTGCATTATTTAGCGATTGGCACTATGGAATGGAAGTTTCTAATACGACTAATGTATTCAATAAACAAGTATTTAATGAACGTGTTGAAAAGTTAGTAAATAAAATAATTGAATATGGTCATGTAAATAAAATAGACACATTACATATTGGTCAACTTGGAGATTTGATTTCTGGAAATATTCATGTTTCAACAAGAGTTCAATCCAATGAGGATGTAATTGAACAAACTAAATATGTATCCGAGGTTATCGCTCAAGTTTTATCTGTATTAGCTAATGAATTTCCGAAGATTAAATATTACAATGTGATTGGAAATCATGGTCGTGCCGGACATAAAAATGATGTAGGCATTAAAGAAAACTTCGAATATCTTATTCCTTGGTTCCTAGAAGCAAGACTAAGAGATTTTGATAATATTGAAATTATTACTGATCAAGATGGATATATATGTACAAATATACTTAATGAAGAAGTTGTTTTTGTACACGGCAACTATGACAGAGTTGACCAATGTGTAACAAGGCTTCCTCAAGTTTTAGGCTTTGTACCTTCTTACATTTTTGGTGGTCACATACACCATAATTATGAAAAAGAATATGGTGCAACAACAGTTATAGTCAATAGCTCTCTTATAGGTGCTGATGATTATTCAATGCAAGGTAGATACGGTGCTAAACCAAGTCAAAAATTTTTGATATTTGACCATGACGGATTAGAATCTACCTACACCATAAAATTAATCTAAGGAGATTATAATGGCTGACATATATGAATTTAAAAATAGTTCAAATGAAGATGAAGATTGTACGTGTGAATATTGTCAACTTGCAGAAGAATATATACCATACGTTGTTGAAACTAAATCACCTCAAGAATTATTTAATGTTTTACGTGAGTTGATTTCTGAAGTTAGTAATCTTACAGTTATAGATTTTTTAGAAAAAGAAATTGAGAATAATGTTGAATTAGTCCATAGATTAAAATTCGGTTTTAATGAAGAATAATTAATTTAATACTATAGGTATGATGGGTCAGACTCATCCGATGCCACACTAAATTATAAGGAGTGTGGAAATTATGAAGAAGTTGGATTTTGATAAAGAATATTTGGAAATGGTTGCTGAGTTGCCAGATAATATCGGAGAATATCAAGATTGGCTAGGGTTGAAGGATCGTATTATTAATTTTAATTCAGAAGTAGATTCCTATATTGTTAATAAAATTGTTTACTGGATTAGAAAATGGAATGAAGAAGATGATGCTCAAGGATTAGTTGGTGATGATCGTAAACCAATTCGTATACTTTTGACTTCTAATGGTGGAGATGTGGTAGCTGGATTCGCTGCAATTGATGCAATCAAACGAAGTAAGACGAAAGTAATTACAGAAGGAATTGGGGTTTGTGCTTCAATGGGAGCATTACTTTTAATTAGTGGTCATGAAAGATTGGCATACCCTAACACAGTAATTCTTATTCATGATGGAAGTTTAGCTGTTCATTCTTCTTCTAAAAAAGCGAAAAATACAATGAATTTTTATGATCGATTAGATGAACGAGTTAAGAGATTTATAATTGAAAACACTGGAATATCTAAGGAACTGTACCAAGAAAAAGAAGATGAAGAATGGTATATGTTTGCTGATGAAGAAGGAATTGAATTAAAACTTATTGATGGACTAATTTAATATAAAATTTTAACCTGCATTCGAGTTTATCGAGTGTGGGATTAATGTTTTATGCGGAATGAAAGGATGGTGAGTCAGTTTTGACGACTAAGAAAACAACTAAAAAAGTCTGTGTGAAATGCCAAAAAGAAAAAAATATGACTGATTTCTTTTTATCAAATTCTGACTTACACACAGATAAACGTTATCCTGTATGTAAGAATTGTTTAAAAGAAAATTTAAATATTGATGATTTAAAATCAGTTCAAGATATTCTAATGAATCTTAATCGTCCATTCCTTATGGATTCATGGTTGAGTTCTGTGGATGAAGGAAAAAGAACTGGTAAAGAAATTTTCGGAATGTATATTAAAAACATCCAATTAAATTATAAAAATCTAACATGGAAAGATAGTATTTTTGAGATTCAGCATGTTAAAGAGAATATCGATGTCGATAAAATACTAAAAAATGAAATAACAGATGAATTGGTTGAAAAATGGGGTTTTGGGTATGAGAAAGATGAATATTTAGCTTTTGAACGTAAATATAACATGTTAAAAAATAACTACCAAGAAAAAACTGCAATGCATACAGAAGCACTATTAACATACATTCGTTATCGTGTAAAAGAAGAAATGTCTACTGCTAAGAATGACATGAAGTCAGCAAAAGAATGGGGTCAATTGGCTCAAAAGGCAGCTCAAGATGCTAAAATAAACCCATCACAACTAAGCAAGTCTGATTTATCTGATGGTTTAGATACATTTGGTCAATTAGTAAGAACAGTTGAGCAAGCTGTTGATATTATTCCCATTCTTCCTCAATTCAAAGAAAGACCACAGGATAAAGTTGACTTCACATTATTATGCTACATTAACTATGTTAGGGATTTAAAAGGATTACCTCCTGCTGAGTATGACGAAGTATATCGTTTCTATGATGCTCGTAAAAAAGAATATGAAAATAGAATGGATTTCTTGAAGGATGATGAATAATGTCATCTTTTAATAATTTTCAATCTGATAATATAAAACATTCTAAAGATAGATACGATATATACAATGCAGATTTCAATCCAGCAGTTAATGCTAAAGGGGTTGAACAGGTAGACAACTTTACAAAAAACCTAAAAAAATATATGGATTTTGTAGCTTGGAGTAGATGGTTTCCTGATTTATTTTGGGATTTAATTACACCAGAAACAGGTGGAATACGTTTAGACTTAGATCAACGTGTCTATTTAAGAAGTATTGCAAGGTTTGTTTCCACATACGGTGTATTCCCCCGTGGATATGGTAAAACTCTTCTTGAGGTTATGGGTATGTACCATACAGCAATATTTTTTCCTGATATAGAATTAACTATGACTGCACAAACAAGGGAAAATGCAGCTAAACTTGTAGATGAAAAACATAGGGAATTAACGAAATTCTATCCCCTCTTAAATAATGAAATAACTAAATTTAGTGCATCTAAGGATAGTGTTGAAGTTCTATTTACTAGCGGTGGAAGAATTGATGTAATGGCAAATGCTCAATCGTCCAAAGGTGCTAGACGTAAACGATTAAACGTTGAAGAATCTGCATTATTAAATAATGCGTTATTCCAAGATGTTCTTGAGCCAATTGTGAACGTTCCTAGAAGAACTATTGGTAAACAAGCAATGGTAAATCCAGAGGAATTAAATGGACAAATTAACTTTTTTACCACAAGTGGATTTAGGGGTTCTGATGAGTTTGAACGAAATTTATTACTGATTGATGAAATGGCCGACCTCAAAGGAAAAATGGTATTAGGTTCAGATTGGCAATTAGCATGTACATTTGGTAGAGGCGAAACTAAATCTCAATTACTGGAGAAGAAGTCTAAACTCTCCCCCACTTTCTTCGCAATGAACTATGAATCCAAATGGGTTGGTGCAAGTGATGGGGCTATTGTAAATATTAATAAAGTAATGGAACTGAGAACACTTGTATCACCTGAATTAAAATCAGATGGTAAAAGTGAATATGTTTTATCGATGGACGTTGCTCGTTCTATGTCTAAAAACAACAACCAATCATCAATCGCAGTTTTAAAAATAAAAAGAAATAAATCATTAAAAATTACCAAGATTCAATTAGTTAATATTATAAACTTACCAAATGGACTAAACTTTGAAGCACAGTCAGTTATTTTGAAACGGGCAAGAAAAATTTATCTCGCAAAGGCAGTAATTGTGGATATTAATGGACTTGGGGTTGGTTTATTAGATGAACTTCTTAAAGATACTATAGATCCAAATACAGGTGAAAGTTTGGGATGTTGGGATACTATTAACACTGATCATCAACCTGAATTAGCAGATGCAGAACCAATAATTTATGCAATGTTAGCTCAGGGGGTAAATCATGAGATTATTGTATCTTTTATTGATGCTATTGAAAGTAATAAATTACAATTATTACAAAAGAAAGATAATAAGGGTTATGATGTTAATGATATGGATTATTTTAAAAGTAATATCCTCCCTCATATCCAAACTGACTTATTTATTGAAGAAGTCGCAAACCTGAAGTTAAAACAGAATTCTAATGGAAGATATACTATAGAGCAATTAACTAAGCGTGTAGATAAGGATAGATATTCTGCAACCGCCTATGGACTATGGTATATTAAGAATTTCGAAGACAATATGGAAGAAGAAAAAGAATTTGATGTATCATCTTTCCTATTCTTCAATTGAATACAATTAATCTAATATAACTATATCACAAAGAAAGGAGGAAAACAATGTCTGAAGAAAATAAAGAGCAATCCCCTTCACAAGAACAAATTGATTTTGCTTTATTCAATAGAATAGTAGGTGGTAACTCCATCCTTTTTAATCCTATTTGGATGAATGATCTACTTAAGATGCAAGATACTCGTCCAGAAAAATTCAGTCGTGAAAATATTATTGATTGGATTAAAAATCCAGCATCATCAGAAAATCAGTTACGTGAATTAAATCAATACTTTATTAATACAAGTACTTATTATAAACGTGTCATTGATTATTTTGCTAAAATGTTAACTTTTGATCATATATTAGTTCCTTATGGTGTAGATCCAAGTGAATTTAAATCACCTGCTTTTAAGAAAAGTAGAAAAAAAGTATTTGATTTTCTTGAACAATTTCATGTTAAAAATGAATTATATAAAATCATGCGAATTGTTATGGGTGAAGATACTTATTTTGGATACATACGTAATGAAGGTAAAAAATTTGCTATTCAAAAAATGCCAACTAAATACTGCAAATTAGTTAACCGTAATGAAGATGGTTATGTTTATGCTTTTGATATGAATTATTTTCTATTACCGGGTATTAATATCGATGACTATTCTCCTGATTTTAAAATTTACCTAGATGAAATGAAAAATGGAGGACTCAATACAGGTACATATTATGTAATTTTAGATCCAGACAAATCATTTGTTTTTAAGTTTGATGAAACAATTGCAACCATTATCCCTCCTCTACTTGGATTATTTTTAGATGTATTAGAAATAAGTGAATATAAAGACTTGATTAAATCAAGAGCAGTATTAGATAGTTATATGCTGTTACATCAGAAAATTCCTATGAGAACAGATAAAGATGCTAAATCAGATTCATTCTTAATCACATTAGACAATGCTGCTAAATTCCACGCTAATACTAAAGCTAATACTCCTGAAGGTGTGGAAATTGTTACAACTCCAATGGATTTATCAGCTATTAATATTGATCGATCACAGAATAAAGATAGTATTGTAGGTTTAGCAGAAAGTAGTTTTTATAAAACAGCAGGTGTAAGTGAAACTCTATTTGCAGAATCACAAAATCAAATTGGAATTAAATATAGCGTACAGACTGATGAAACATTTGTTTTACATATGTACCAACAATTTGAAAAATGGATTAATCGTCAATTAGACAAGATATCAGGAAAGTATAAATTCAAATTACGATTTTTAGATATTACTTATTACAATAAATCAGATAAAAAGGATGCTTATAAAGAAGCAGCTACAGTTGGAATTGGTAAAACACTATATGCGGCAAGTTTAGGTTTATCCCCTTCTGATTTCTTGGATTTGTCTGCTTATGAAAATTCACTTGGATTAGAGGAAACATTAATTCCCCTTGCTTCATCACATACACAAAGTGGTAATGATGGTGGTCGTCCATTGAAAAAGGAAACTGATCTTACAGATTCAGGTTCTAAGACACGCTCCACAGGTGAGAACAAAAACAAAGTTAAATAAATCAATACTATTCCATTGAGAGGAGGTGAAAAGATTGTCAAGAACGTTACAATTTGATTCTCAAATTACAAATATAGAAAAAGTAAACCCCCTCTTTTCATCTTGTAATGTTAGAGTCATGTATGCTGGAATAAACAGAAACAACTCCAATATTTCTAAAGATGTTGTAGATAAAGCCATTCCTACTATCTATAACATCCCAATCGTTGGTGAATTTATTGAAAATAAAGATGATTTCGGTGGTCATGGTGGAAAAATAGAAATATCTGACCAAGGAGTTAAATTTATTAAAACAACTGTTCCTTATGGAATTGTACCTGAATCAGCTAATGTTTATTGGGAAGATGTAGAAGAAAATGATGGAAAAATTCGTACCTATCTAAATATTGAAGGAGCACTTCTTTGGACTGGAAGATATGAAGAGGCATCGAAAGTCATTGAAGAAGGTCGCCCTCAATCAATGGAAATCGAAGTTAATGATGGTGAATTCACAAAAGATAAAGTATATGAAATAAAAGATATGGTATTCTCTGCTTTATGCATTTTGGGAGAGGATGTTGAACCATGTTTTGAATCAGCCAATGTGACTGCTTATTCTTTAAATAAGGATGACTTTAAAAAAGAATTTATGCAAATGATGGCTGAACTTAAATTTTCTCTCCAGAAAGAGAATGAAGAAATTAAAGTTGTACCAGAAGGAGGCAAAAAGATGTCTAAAGAAAATAAAATTGCTGAATTCACTCTATCTCATGAGCAGTTAGAAAATGAGTTACGTAGAGAATTAGCAAAATCAGTAACAACGGATAATTGGGGTTACTCTTATCAAGACTACTATCTTGTAGATTTTCTATACGATCAAAATGTTGTAATCGCTAAAGATTGGGATGATATGTCCTTAGTGGGATTTAATTATTCTGTTGAAGGAGATAAAGTTACAGTTGATTTTACTACAGAAAAGCGTTTCAAAATTGATTATGTTCCTATGAATGTTCCAGCTGAAGGTGAAGAAGAAGGTCAAATGAGCTTCAATATGGTCACTAAAGAACAAATGGAATATAAATTAAACGTTAAAGAAAAAGAAGTAGAATCAAAATTAAATGCTGACTTTGAAGTAAAAGTTTCTGAATATGAAACTAAAATTAATGAATTTGAGACTAAAGTTTCTGAAAAAGAATCTGCTTTAACAGACTTACAATCTCAATTTGAGGTGGTTAAATCTGAAAAGGAAGAGCTTGAAATTTTCAAATTAGATAAATTAAAGACCGATAAAGAAAATCAAATCAATGAAGTTTTCGAAAGTGTATCATCTAAATTAACTGAAGATGAACTCGTACCATTCAAAGAAAAAGCTTTCGAAATGGAAATTGAAGATTTAAAGAAAGAATTATTCGCTTTAATTGGTCAAAAAGAATTTGAAAAAGAAGCTAAATTTAATCTTAATAGCAAAAAGCCTTTGGGTATTGCTTTGGATACAATTCCAGAAGATACAACTATTGCAAATTCATATGATGCAATTATTAAGAAATACAATAACAAATAATTAATGGAAACCAACACAGTTAAACGACTGTGTTTTTATTTTTTAAAATTTTAAGGAGGAATTTAATAATGGCTTATCCTATCGTTAATTTAGACAAAATTCAAGCTAAGAAAAATGGAAATTTAGAATCTTTACAGCACGTTGCTGACGTACCACAAGGTTCAGTTGCACATGTTGGTACTTTGGTTGCAGGAACAAGAGATGTGTTCAATGTTGTAGTTCCTACTACTGCTTCAATTACAACTGATGAAGTTGTTTTAATTGCATCTCCTGAATACAACTACCTACCGGGTAAATCTTTGGAGGATTTCGTTAACGTTACAGGCTTAAACATGAGAGGTTACCACTTAACTGAAGGTGATACATTTACTATTTCTGATGATGGTATCGATGGTACTACTGTTGAGGGACAATATGTTATCCCTCAAAATGCTTCTATGAAATTAAAAGCTGCTGCTGATTTAACTGGCGGAACTCGTTTTGCTGCAAAAGTAATTAAAAAGACTACTATTGGTTTTGGTGGAACAAAAGCTGCAACTGTTGTTAAAGTTGTTAAAGTTTGATTTTAAAAACAATTAATCTAATAATTTAAAGAATGGAGTGTTTTACATAATGACAAAATTAATTTACCCTGCTAACATCTCTGAGTTAGGTAAACTTGGAGTAGATTTATATTTTAATAAAGTTCAAAATTTCTCTAAAGATGAAGCTGAAAATGCTTTCCGTAGTGCAATTCTAGATTTGGTTGGTGCAACACCGGGAGGTAACGATTTCGTATACAAATGGGAACAAAATAAATTTAAAGTATTTAACCTGATTTCTGAAACTGTTACTACTATTCTTCCTGTAACTATCGATGAAGAGTTAAATGGTTTCGCAGAAGTTAAGAACGCTAACTGGGGAGATCAATTAATTTTCGAAGTAACTGATCCTCGTTTATTCGAAGTTGGTATGGTTTCTGATGGTAACTCTAATATCAGAGCACAACGTTTAGATAATGGTAAATTGTCTTTACTTCCTCAAAACCGTGCTATTAAGGTTTATGAAGAGTTTTATCGCTATGTTTCTGGAAGAATTGACTGGGCAGTAATGGTTGACCGTGTATCTCGTTCTTTCTTGAACCAAATCAAAACAGACATTTACAGCAAAATTTACAATTCTTATGCAAATCTTGGTGCTACTTATGGTGTTACTGGTTCATTCACTGATGATGCATTCGTTACACTTGCTCAACATATCGAAGCTGGTACTGGTGGATTAAAACCAACTGTATTTGGTACTAAACTTGCACTTTCTAAAGTATTCAAAGACCAATACTACTACAGTGGAGATATTACTGGACAACGTAATGCTAAAGGTTTCATTCCTAACTACTTAGGTTATGATCTTGTTGAAATCCAACAGTCTCATACTCCTAACACTGACACTTTTGCAATCGATAACAACTTTTTGTTATTTGTTCCTGCTGGAGTTAACAAACTTGTTAAAATTGGTTTCGAAGGTTCTACAATTGTTCGTGAAGCTGCACCTACTGATAATGCTGATATGAGTATTGAATATACTTTCATTCAAAAGTATGATGTTGGGGTACTTTCTGCAGGTAAATACGGAATTTACAAATTATCTTAATTAAAATTATATTAACATTTATTTATAGGAATACAAGGAGGATTTTCTAAATGGCTAGAACAAGTACAAAAAAAGAACCAGAAATCGTGGAGGCATCTCAAATTGAGGTGTCTCCAAAACGTGTTATTGATTCTAATACACCTGTTGATGTTATGAATAATACTAATGGGACTTTAATTTTCGTAAATCAACGCACACAAGCACAATGGAAACTTGAAGGTTACGGTGCTATTGATGAAATGTTAGTGTCTGACCTTAAAAACATGAGAAGTTCTGCTGCTAGTTTGTTAACTGAAGGTTATTTAATTATTATGGATGATGATATTGTTGAACATTTGCGTTTGCAAAATGTTTACGAGAATATTATGAAACCTGAAGATGTTGATAACTTTTTTCAACAAAATGATGTAAAGATGCGTGAGATTTTAGAAAAATGCCCTAAAGGTATGAAAGAATTACTTTTTATAAAAGCAAAAGAAAAGATTCAGAAAAATGATCCTACTATGGACTACAATAGTAAGAAACGTGTATTTGAGGATATTTTTAATATTAAATTCGAAGATATAATCAAATAAGGAGGTGCATTTAAATGGCAACCTCTTTTGATATTTTATTTAAACGCTTCTTTAATAAAGTTACTGATCCTGATTTAGCTTCATTATTACCTGATACAATTGATTCTATTACGATAGAATTCATGCAAAGTGCTATAGTTAGATTTCAAAAGTGTAAACAAGATATTAATACTATTGATACTGTACTTCAACAATTCAATGTTGATTTAAATCAAGTTGAAATAGAAATTCTTGCAAATTGGATGGTTTATGAATGGACTAGTCAACAGATTTTTCGTGTTGAATTATTAAGACAGAGTTTATCATCTAAAGATTATGCTATGTATTCACAGGCAAACCATCTTGATAAAATGTTGTTACTAAGACAGCAAATATATAATGATACCAATCAAATGATTACAGATTATACATACGGTTCTGGAATTGAGGATTTAAGATGAATTCTAAATATGGAAAATTACCAGATGAAATGTTAACTGCTTATGTGAATGGTATGGTTTCTAAAGTTTTTAAGATGCTTCCTATGAAACAAAATGAAACGAAAACTCTAACTGATTATATGGAGTCTACTTTAAGGGAATTTGTTGGTCAAAAAGAATTAGTAAATATATTAAGGGATAATGAAGAATTTCTAGCTATTATTGGGACATTAGAAAGTTTATTGTATCAAGATGACTTTAAGAAATTTAGAAGTGATATTTTTAAAATAATTAATTTGATACAACGTTTGAAAATAATTTTAGGTGGTGATGAAAATGAGTTATCTCGATGATTATATGGCTAGGATTAATGTTACTGGTAATACAATTAAAGATTCTCAATTTCATTCATCATCCAAGTTTATTGAATCCACTTTTGCAGACTCCCCTTTTTATAAAGTTGCCAAATGGAATGGTTCGGATTTAGAAGTTAGATTATTAGACGTAAATTCTATAACTAGAAGTAATCAAATCATGCCTGTTCAGTATGGAATTAAATTTGCTTTATTTAAACCTAATATTGTTATGGATCTTGGTGAAATAGTTGAAATTCCAAATGATGATCAATCTGTTTATACTTCATGGATGGTTGTGGATTTTACATCTGAAAACAATCTATTTCCTAAAGCAAAGATTGAGATATGTAATTTTGAATTACAAGTTAAGACTGGAGAAACTAAAACATTATTAGGATATGATGATTTCAAACGTCCAGTGTATGATGTACAACCTACATATGTAAATATGCAAGCAATATTGAAAAATACAATTGGTAGTATTTCATTAAATTCTGAAATTAATTTACCATCTGAAAGAATGCTTATCAGCATTAAATATGATGATACTGCAAAATTAATTAAAGAAAATGATACGTTTGATATGTATGGTAGAGAATATAAAGTTGTTGGAATTGATTTTAGCAATGTATTCAATAACAAAGGTGTTATTACCCTCACTACTGAAAGAGTGGTGAATAAATAATGTCTATGCATAAAAACTTTATGGATATTTTAAATGTTTTGTATTTTGATGAGACATTGTTGAGATTGCTTTATTATCCAGCAAAGAGTTTAAAAGGTAATGTGAAAGATCCTTTAGATTCAAGTTTAGCAAATGTATTAGATATTGATTCAGATTGGGATATTAGAGATTCAATGATTAAGAAAATTCCTAAAGTTGATGACTTAACCGATACTCCAATTTGTAGATTACTTGTTTATGCTGGTAGACGGACATCAGATAATCAAAGTTATCTAACTGCCACTCAACAATTAATAATTGATGTTGTTTGTCACGAATCCTTTGAAGATGGAGATTTCCGAACTGCAAAAATTTCAGACAGGTTAAATGAATTATTTG